GAGTGTTGAAGATAATCATCGTAATATCTTGACATTTTATTGTTCCTCATTTCTTCTTTGGAGTTATGAATTTCATAAATAACTCACGCGTAGATGGATTCATCATCATCTTTCCAACCGCAACCGCACCCAATGCAGAAACGGCAGCAACAGCAAGTTTAGTACCAGATTGGTTAACCACATCACTAATGAATTTAGAAGACTTATGTCTGTTTAGATCAATATATCTGTCTTCAGCTGCGATTCTATTATTTAACTTATTTAAATCAGAATCACTTAGTTTTGTAATATCCGTATTTCTTCTACGTTCTTTCTGGAATTTACGTAATTTTCGAACATTGTTTCCATAACTTTGTCGATCCTTATGCACACCCCACTTCATTCCGGGGATTCCGAAATGCATTAATTCATCTGAGTATTTCATTTTCGGTCCTCCTGTAACGTCCACTCTAATTCTTTAATGGACTCTTCATAAGCCTTATATGTATTAGATTGCTGTGGCGGGTCGAATAATATTCTAGTTTTTCGACAAATATAGTCTTTTATCATCTCGGAATAAGATGGATTACTAGCTAATATGTCAGACCATTCACTCGAATTGGTAACTATAATTTGTTGTTTTAAAGCTCCAATTCTGAATAAAATAAGTGTTGCAGTGTTTATACTACGTAGAATATCAGCGTCAAATGAGTCATATTCATCCCCATAGTATCCTAGAGAATTTTTAACTTCTTGTAATATCGTCATATAAATTCTCCTAATCTATGTAAGGAAGATCTTTATTTGAGTATTTCATTTTCGGTCCTCCTTCAATATTTGTAAGTCATAGGGGTTCTATCAGCCCACACTTCATCATGGACTGTATCTCCAGTTCTCTTAAAACCAAGTTTATTATAAACATGTTCTGCTGATTTATCCAATCCAGCTGATTCCAAAGTTATTTGTTTTACATTGGTACCTTTATATTTATTTATAACATCTTTAATAACAGAAGTTGCATATCCTTTTCCTCTATATTTCGGTTTTATTGTAATATAGTCAATATGCATATGTTTATCAGATATTCTATCAGTACTTATATACCCAACTTTTTTATGAGATGTATTATAAATATTGTAATCCCCTTTTATTTTTCTACCAAAAAAGCTAACATTCTTTAAGTATAACTTATCTCCATTTCTAGAGGTTATCAATTTACTTGGTAATTTTTTCTTCTGACCCCATTTCATGCCGGGAATACCGAAATGCATTAATTCATCTGAGTATTTCATGTTAGAACATCTCCTTATTTCTCTTGTAAGCTACAAAAGCATCCATTAATGCCGCAACATTATCGATCTTTTGGTCAGCTCGTTTCTTTTGTAATTTACGGTTACCATTGGTATCCTCGATTACAATACTATTATTCATGGCAAAGCTCATTAGCTCTTCGTCAAATATTAATAGTCTATCTTGTGCTAGCTTCTTCAATTCACCTAATGGAACAGACTCTGTCTTAGATCCCTGAATAACCTTGGTTACTCCAAATGGATTGATCTCGGTAGTCCATCGTTTAACGAACTCATTGGCGTTATATGGGTCGTATCCAAATGCTTGAACATCGTACTCTCGTTGAGTAATGTGTGAGTCTAAGTCATCAAATACATTATCCATATCCAGTATAGCACCTTCAAATACAATTAATGTTCCTTCATTTAAGAATTGCTCATACTTTATTCGTAAAGCAGTAGGCAGTGCATTCAAAGTTTTAGAAGTAATATAACTACGAGTCTTAACTCCAAAAGAACCGTCGCCTAATGGAAATAAAAATGTAAATGCACAGAAGTCATCGCCTTTAGATAAGTCAGCTCCCATAGCACACGGCATACCCCAATAATCTCGTTTAACGTTATGAACTTTGGTTTCTTCATAAGTAAAGAAATAAGTTAAACCCTCTAATGGAATTCCAAATCTTTTAGCCAAAATATCGTTTCGGTTAGATGGAGAATGTTCGGCCTTCTCAACATCCAACTGATATGACTCGTATGATACTGTTACCCCAAGATTAGGATTCGCTTTCAACCATAGCTCTGGTTTAGAGACTTCCTTAATATCATCCAAGCAGTAATACCAGATTGATACGTGTGGGTTAATATACTCGCCCTTAAGGATCTTTTTACATTCGATTTTGATAGTATCGCCGATACCGTTTCGAACAGTTCCTTCTGAGCTAGTTGCTAATACAACGTAGTCGTCAATCTTCATTGCACCTTGTTCTAGTGCTCCGATAACATCTTCATTGACATCACCAGACAACCACTCGTCAACCGAAGCGACCTTACAACCAAGACCTTGTAACTTATCGATAGACATCGGCAATGCTCTTATGACCGAACCAGTGATTGAATTCTCAATGCCCTTTTTCGTAGACATAAGCTTTGGACGATATGCTTGAGAAGTACTTGTTGGGGATCCGTGTGTTAAGAACTTAAACATTGGACCTTTAGCTCGTTTGATTGCGGCCTTAGCAGGAAACAACGTTAGCTCGGCCTGTTGAATAGTTGGAGCTGTAACAATTTGGTCAGTGGTCGTTCCATCAACATTTAAAAAATACATGTGTATACTTGACGAATACCATGTCTTTGCAGCACTTCGTCCGACTAATAAGATCTGTTTGTTTATCAATCTCTTTTTAACCCAACGTTGAGCATAATGACCAGGAGCTCCATGTTCGCCTGGAACATAAGAACTTCTCTGTTCAAAGTAATACCAACATAAAAGATCTTCAGCCCATAACTTAAAGGTGTCGGGCATGTGAACGTCTTCGCCGTTGTTCAATGTTAACTCTTCTTCACAATATGCAATGTAACCTTCTACCGGTCTTGGATCATAGTAGATACCTGGGTTTCGAATGTTGTCATCGATTCGTTTCATTTGCAAATCAACCCATTGGTTAACCGGTATCTCACCATTCATAACCCGTTCTCTAAATTGACCATAGTATTTTGGAATTGCAGTGTTTGATAATCCTTCGTGATTAAACATATACTACTCCTTCCAAGGGGCTTGATCATTTGGATGACGCTCAACGTAAACATACGAGGTGTCTTCGTAGCGACCATAATGAATTGCATAGTGAGTTGAGTATGAACAGCAAATAAGATTCTCCGGATCGAATACTATTTCACGACCTTCTAATATGTCTTCCTTTGTTACTGGATTGATATGGTGTACATAAATAGCATCTTTGATTGGACGATCTCTAAAACCAAGATCGCAACCGTCGTCTCGAATAATAACTTCTCGTCTAACTCTCTTCCATCTATCCGATCGATACAACATTTGGTTAAGGTATCTATCGTCCCCAAATGTCTCTTGAAAAATACCATTGCCTAATCTAAGATATGAATACCGTTCAGAAAACGTTTCTCGCATCATTGCCTCAGAATATCTAAGCTTCATTCTCGTCACCCGTGTCAGTATCAACACCAGCATATCGTAATGTCGCTTGAATTGCTTTCTGATATAGCTGCTTCGTTTCTTCAGATGCTTTAAGAGCTTCGATCTTAGCTTTATCGAGTTCCATCTTTTGTTTCATAAACTCTTTCTCAAGACGTTCTTTCTGTGAGCCCATCTTTAGGAAAAATACAATCTCAGCAGACGACGCCGTGTTGTTGGCAATTCGCTGTTCGGCAAGATCGTATGCCTTCGCTATGATTTGAGCTTCACGATTCTCTGGAGATTGAGCTTTTGGCTCTAAGATCTCTTTCTCAATCTTAGTTTCATATTCCTTTCTACGCATTTATGATCATCCTTCCTTGACTTATATGGTACTATTAAAGAGATGTACATACTTACTCATGACTTCATGTCTACTTTTATGACTAGGAAACCTCTGATTTGCGGGCAGAGGCGAAGGAGATCAATATACATAGGGGGGGGAACTTGTTAAGTATGTGCACCTCTTTAGTAGTACCATAGGGGCCCGTAGGTTAGGACTTAATTCCTACAAAATTCCTGCGGGGAAAAATTTGAGACCGAGGCGATGAAAGAGGGCACGCGAAGTACGTACCCCCTCCCCCGGGGTCTAAATTTATATCATTTTATATTATTTTCGCCATCATTCATAAGAATTCTGAACGATTGTAACATAAAACAATAATTTATTAAAAGTTATGTGTTTCTAACCAACAGATGACTCTTTGTTTGACTCATCAGAAGCATCAGTACCTGACTTAATGACCTTACAGTACTTAACAGTCTCGTCTGCTGTGACGATTGGTGTATATGCTCTAGTGTTCTTAACCACATCATCAATCAACGACTCTAAGTAAGCTCGTTCGTCTGAATCTGAAAGTTGTGATAGGTCAACACCTCTAGCTGTTATCAATCTATCTAAGAACTCTGGAGTGTGGTAACCCTTCTGAGTATCATAGTTGTTCCAAGAATCGTAGTCGTCTATTGGATTGTATGGGTTATCAGTAGTAGATAGCCAAATGTCCATAAAATAAACTCCTTAAATATAGTAAAATAAGAGACAAAAATATGTCTAAGATATGAGATAGAAATGATTTGAACAGAAAATACGTTATCTAGAAATATATTTCTGAACTGTAGATGGAGAGACTCCAACACGATCAGCGATCTCAGCTAGTGAATAGCCGTTTTGATTCATACTATTGATCAATGATTGCTTTGATGATGGTATGCTTCTATCGTTTCTAGGGGTAGCGTGTTTCTTTAAAATATCTAAATCTATATTTTCGACGATCTGATGTAACTCGTTACCAGAAAATGCGTTTGCCATTATAGCTTCCCATTCTCTATCGGTTAAATCAATATTTCTATCTCGCTTGGAAATAGAACCAACTTCGGCACGAGCCTGATTTAATAATTGGTTACGTAATTTAGATTTCTGATCCTTAGATAATTTAGTATCATTATCTTTCATCTTCTGATATAAACGAACATTAGATTTAAGCATTGCTTGTCGTTCCAAAGGTCGGTTGGATAAAATAGCACCAATCTTGTTACGAACGGAAATAATCTCGTTAGCATATATCTCTTTCGCAGAATTTGAACGCTTCTCAGGTTTCAAAATAACAGCACTCTTACGAGCTTGATTAGCTAGTTGCTTTAATAAATTTGCATGAGTTGCGTAAATGGTTTCCATACGAGTACCAGAAGATAAAGTAAATGCGTCATCTGTATCGGCCATCTTGGTTGTGGTTTGAATATACTTAACCTCTTTACCTTTTCGATTGATATATGTACGGTTTGTTTCACGGTACTTTTTAGAACCATCTGGATTTATAGTGTCTTCAGATAAGAACCATTCCTTACGTTCTGGAACATTTTTCATACCTTTGGCTTTAGAAATAAGAGTACTAGCTCCAGCATTTTCTCGGCCTTGGTATTTTTTCTTTAGTTCCTTAATACCATTATCGACTTCGGACTGTTTCCAATTTAATTGGTGTTTCTCTGCATCAATAACGACCATTGAATGTCTAACGGCTCTAGCTAATTCTTTTTCATCAGCACCATGAAGAGTCATGTCGGTAATAAGATTTGAAACATTTCCCATCTGCATACCTTTGTTAAATCCATCTCCGCCATTTTTCTTAGGAACACCAACCTCTGGCATACCAGGATATTTAGCGTATTGAATCTTTGGTTCAAAATCCTTAAGACCAGATAAAGCATTAGATGTTTTTATCTTTTGGTTTCTAGTTGGAATAACCGTTACACTATCACCATCGAAATCGGCACCAGATAAACGTTCAGCAACCGAAGAATTTATACCAACAGCATCTGCTGCGTTGAAAATAAGTCTTCTAGCATCTTTCTGTTTGTTGTTAACAATAAGACGAGGCATCTCGAATGTTCCCGCATGAGGATAACGAATAAGAACAACCTCTTCGCCATTCTGGTACTTAGGAGCATATATCTCATTTGGCTTCATGTTTGGTATTGGTAAAATAACATGAGTAGATTGTCTAGGTAAAGAGGCAGCTTTTAAATCAACTGCGTCTTTATCACAACCATCAGCAAATGAAACCAATAACTTTCGACGAATCGTAGGATTTGTAATATGCATAATATCGTTGTACTCGTCTTTTCGTTGATCCGCAATTATGCCCAACTGTCGTTTGGCTAGCTGTGGACTCTGTTTAGATAACACCTGTGAAGATAAAGTTTTAGACCATTCGTTCCAATCGCCTTCTTCGTTTACAATATTAATAGCACCCTTCTGACCATTAGCTTTAATGGCTGCACCGAATGGATTATCCGGATCATTTTTCATCGGCTTTAATACTGTGTTATCTTTAGGGCCAAGCATCGGAGTTCCTTTTGGTTTGTTCGTGTTGAAAATAACGTCATAGCCGTCAGGAATATGATCTGTGTACATAGCCATACCCTTTAAATAATGGGTTCCGTCAACACCGATTCGAACTTGAGCATATCTTGAGGCACCTAAGTCTAAATCTTTAACATTTCTTCGAAGTTCAATAACGCCATCCTTCTCAATACCGCCTTCTTCGGCGTAACGAATAAGAACTCGACTCTTATCAATACTTTGAATTGGGTCTAGACCATATTTTGTCTTACCGGTCTCGTGTTCAATATAGCCCATTGGTAAGGAAATCTTGTCTTTGTTCTGAGCGGCCATAGCAAATGCTTTACGAGAAATATCAGCATCACTAACACCTTCCGGTTTCTTCATTAAAACCTTAACGGTTGTATTTTTACCAGTACCAAGTTGCTCAACTGGAATATTGGTGATAATATAACCTTCGTCTTCTAACTTCTTGATGGCCGTGTTCATTTTTGTAGAACTAACACCAATGGTAGTTTCAACACCAAGACCTACATCAATATAACCTTTTTCGTCGACGCTCTTCTTTAAAATATCAGCTGTCTTAGAAATAGATTCTAACTTCTCTTGTCTTGATGGTGCTAATAAAGAACGCACGGACGATTCGTTTTGCATTCCTAATTTATCAGCAATTGCTTGATAACTCATTCCTTTGTTTCTTAATTTAATCGCTTCGTAATAATCACGTTTCTTAGCTTCATTTTTAGCGATAGAAATACGAGAACGAAGCTCAGTGGTTGACATGTTATGCTTTTTGGCAATATCAACTTCACTCATTCCACTCTTTTGTAATTCAGTTACATCTTTCAAAAATGTGTCTTGCTCGGACTGATATGGATCCTCACCAGAACCCCAAGGATATCGACCTGAGCGTCGTGGCATACCATAATGTTTTAAATTATCGTCCATATCAATAATCATCCTTTCGCGTAATCTGAAATAATCCTATCACTACTAATAATAATCTTAGTTATGTTAGAGATGGTTGACCGTAAATCAATCTCTTTGTCATCAGTATCTAAATACATAATTTCACCATTCTGATAGATACGTAACTCAATACGTAAGTCAGCTAAATTTATGTTTAGTTCTTTACCATACTCTAACAGAAATAAAGCTGCGTACACTTCTAATTGATCCATGTGCACCGGAGAGACTCCAGTCTTCAGATCAGAAATACGCAAAGTATTGGTTCTTTCGTCATAACGAATAGCATCTGTTGTTCCAAAACAATTATCGCTATAGTATAAAAGAATCTCGGGGTCCATCAAAAAACCGATAGCATCATTAATGTAATTCGCCAAATTATCGTAAATACGATCTATGTCAAAGAACTTGTTAGAATAACCCTTCTGGTTTAATAAATAGTTTACCCATCTCTTGTCTTTTGATGTATGAGACAGTTTCATCTTGTTGTTAATCAAAGATGCCGCAATATCATGTAGTGCTGTCCCAATTTCTTGTGCTTTAGAATTAGCATATAATTCTAATAAACGATTCTCATCGTAATTTAGCCATCGATAAGTGCTAGCGCCAAGAAATGCGTGCTTACCGTTTAGCTGTAAATGCTGATTGTAAATCATCAAATATCTCCTTCTCGTTTTCAGGATAAATAAAAGCAGCGTAAGACATGTTGTTCATCTTGTCTACATATATATCCTGGTTTGGTCTGTGACTTGCGGTCTCAGAACGTTTACATTCAAGTGCTGCCCATTTGTCATTGTGTAAAATCAACAAGTCTGGAACACCTTGAATATAGTTTGCATCATTCTTTAGAACCATGCAACCGGGAAATTGCTTTTCTAATTTTTTAATCAGTTTACGTTGGTAAGTATTTTCCCGCATAAAATAACACCTCACAAAAAATTAAAGGGAAGGTGCGTTAATAAACGCTTATCTTATCCTTCTCTTCTATTATACGCGATGTTTTCTACGCGAATCAAAAATTACCCAAAATTTATGTTTTGCTTCTTCAAGAACGTAGACTCATTAAATTTTTTCTTTCGAATTAAGGTATTACGAATACTCCGGTCAATCGGTGAATCACTAACCAAGTGGTAATAATACAAATTATCGTATGGTGTGTTCAAACGATTTATTCTACCAGCAGCTTGAGTCATGATTTTATACGAGTAATTATCAGAATAGAAAATTATCGTATCTGTTGTAATACAGTTCCAACCTTCGGCTGCTGAAGAGTAGTTAACAAGATATGCCCATCGGTCTCCAACCAATATGTCTTCGTGTAAATGCCCATTCCATTCAGTAAATGGTACTTCCAAAGAAGTTAGAGCCTCCTTAAGAATATCAAGTTCATAGTTGTAGTTGTAAAAGATTATGACTTTAGGGTGCTCCATCACCAAACGCTTAAGTCTGAAAATACGACTGTTATCAGAATTATTAATCTTACGAACAGTAAAGCACAATTCAGATATGTTCTTAATCGGTTCACTAGTAAATGGGTTAACTCTAAACTTCATAACCTTCATGTATTCGGATTTATCATACCCAACACGTTCATAGATATGATGTAACTCTGCTGGCGGTTTGTAATTTACTGTTACAGTTATAGCATCTCTGTACTCAGCAAGTTTAACCGTCTTTAAATACTTCTCTATCTTAGGATAAGTAGAAAATCTAGACATTAAACAATGCTCTTCCATAAAATGAGTTTTGTTTCTAAAGAATCCGTTAGCAATAAATACTGGAATATAGTCTTCCCATTTGTCGCCAGGGGTAGCAGTAGCAATAACCCATTGGTTGTGTTTAGAAATGGTAATAAAACTTTTAGCCCATACACCGTAACCAGTAACCTTGTCTTCATCAAATATAAAGAAAGCATCTTTCACATCTTTATACTTTTTAACGTTGTTCCAAGAATCAATTACGATTTCGATTTTATTTGGATTCGCTTCCGAATGTTCTACATCCAAATAAAATTTGAGAAGCTCTTTGTCCCACTCCTTCAAATTTCGTTTCATGGCAGTTGTGATAATATATAACTTAGTGGAATTTTTAATAGGCTTTGATAAATTGTGTAAATCACCACCTAAAATTTTTGTCCAATAATAAGCAATAGTAAGTATGGATTTGCCAGATCCGACACCACCAACTACAATATTGCCATTCTTGATTTTAGATAACGATTCTTCTTGATGCGGAAATAGTTTCATTGGGTCCTCACAAATATAAGAGGGGTGGTTAGACCCCTCATCAAACAAATCCAACTTAAGTCGGTAAAATAATTCTTTATTCGAATTCGTAGCCATCGAAGTCTTCTAAAATAGCTCCACCAAACTTCTTGTCTGATACCGCTAAATATAGAGTCTTTAAATAAGCCGCAATCTTACCACGCTTATATTCGTATGGACGAATAACCATTCTCGCATTAAGAATCTCGCTTCTATCTAGTTCAGAAATAGTTTCTTCTGTTAAATCAACTTCTCCACTAGGAGTTGTCATCTTTATGATTGGAGGATATTGTCCGAATGTAACTTTAACTCGTAACATATATAAAGGCTCTCCACCTTCGTCCTTTGGATCCATACGATATACATTCCATCCGTCGTCAATTAGGTCTTGAATACGTAATTCTTCGTTACCATAACTATAGTCTGGAGTTTCATGTAACTCAACACAGAATGTTCTGTTAAATACAGTACGACCATCATCAATAGGGTCCCACTGAGTTCTTCTACCACTAAAATTTCTGAAACGTGGTCCAATCATAATACGTGCATTATTAGCAATAACTAAACTTTTCATTTTTTCTTTCTCCTTTTTATTAAAATGTTTCTGCATTAGAGTTTATGTCCGGTAAGTTATCATCAGAAATAAACTCGTAGAAGTCGCCATACTTACTAATTTCATTAATCGCCTCATCGGCTAGCTCATCAAAATAACGAATATCAATAATGTCTTCAGCTTGCCCATTAGCAATTGTTGAAGATTCTAGCCATCGATATCCTTTGGTACCAGGTGCTGCATAATATTTACCATCTTTGATACGATATAATTCTCCACCACCGCAACCTGGCTTAATAGGTGAAAAACGTCCAACTTTACCGACAAAACGATAATCATGTTCACCTTCCGGTAAATTCTCGTTCTTGTCTAAATATAAAGTTCCTTCTTTAACACTCTTTGTTACACATAAATCATCGAACAAGATTGGCTCTTTTGAAAATAACTTCTTAAAGGTATATGGAATCTTGAACTGCGTTCCAGTAGCAGACCACTCGCCGGGACCGGCTCCGTTTTCTTTGCCTTCCTTGACCTTACAAACATATACTGCATCATTGACCAAACAATACTTAGAAAATGTAGCTTCATGTTCGAAAGTATAACCATAGGACTTACCGAAATCCATAATATACTCAATAATGAATTTATCGGCGTTAGGAATCTTAATAGAGTCAGTCTTAATATGAGCAATAGTATAACCAAGTTCAGCGACCTTATGTTTCAATGTAACCATAAATAAAGCACCACGTAAAGCAACAATATTGTTAACGTTTCGTGGATCTCTAAACGGATTATCGAATCCAGCACTAGTCAAACCGTATACAGAGTTGATAGCAATCTTCAACGCTGTAGAAATATTCTTAGCATCGGCATCGCTTAAATCATCTGGAATAAAGTCTGCTAACGCTCCATCCATTACTCGTTTAGCGTTTGCAATATCCTTATGCTTCACATAAATACGAGCATCCATCAAATCAGTAAAGTTCTTAGTATACTTACCAAATAAGTTTAAAGCCTTAATACTATGTGGATGCATAGATGCGACGTCTAATAATGCTACGTTAGTATACTGACCAGGATTTGAGAATACATAACCACCTTTACCAACATCTTCTCCCATATACATGTTATGGAATTTATTGTCTGGACCTCTCTCATAAGAATATCCAGGGAACTCTTCAGACAAGTCAGTATATACTAAATCAGACTTAGTATCCTTAACTCCTCTGAAAATGATTCTAGTAGTCAATGTGTTTGTAGTATCATTTGGTGTTGAAATAATACTTGGACATAGTTTGTTTGCCGCTTCTACTAAAATTTTTCTAGCTAAGAAATCATCAGAAGTAGCATCAAATACACTTTGAGTTGCCATAACATCGTTTGCACAATATTCAGCAATCTCAACCCATTTATCTTCAGGAACTGGTTGGTCCCAATCATAATGGTTTTCAAGGTGAGTAATACCTAATTCAATTTCCCACTTCTTCAAACTCTGTTTAGTAGATGAGTAATCGTAAATATCAGTGTACGAAATATTGTATGCTTCTCTGAACTTACAGTTTGACTCGTTAGCGATAATCTTCTTAGACAAGTGATACAAGTCTTCGACTGTGTACCCAGCAATAATATGAGCATACAGCATATGATTATCATAACTTCGATTGTTAAATCCAACAAGCTTCTGATTTAGTAAGAACGCCACATCATTACGTGACGGGTTGATGAAATATGTCGGTTTAGAGTCTGTATACTTCTTATAAGCAACAACAAACAGATTAGGAAATGACTCAATATCATAGAAATACAAGTCATCGTTCTCTGTTGGCTCTACTGGTAGAATATCATTCTCCTTGTCTGACATAAAATGCATCTTACTAACCAACTTAACACACTTGTCACTTTGATTAGTACTTTGCATAGCGAATGCCAATATAGTTGAGTGCAAATCACTGATATCATAAATCAATCCAGAGTTATAAGCATTCTCAACCGTTGAATAAATAAAGTCCATCTCTGGTGCTGTCGCTCCATGATGTTCTTTGTTTAAACATTTTGCAATAAATTTTCTAAGACCAACTTCAGTCTTAATACCTTCCCAGTTAATCACTGTATCAACCTCCTTCAAAGGTAGTCCACTAGAAATAGTGGCAATTGGAATATCATTACATAGCGAAACTTTACGACGTAATGATGCATCTCCAGTAAATACTTTAATCTCAACATCATCTGAATATCGATTAGCTAGTCTACTTACATCTCCATTATATAAATAGTGAAGATGAATGCCCGCACCAGACTTGCTAAATTCAGCATATGTCTTAGGCCACTTGTTAGCGGCTTCTAAATTTAAATCTCTATTCTTATTTCCAGATCCATCTTTGATATCAAAGTCAACAACAATAAGATTAGATGGCACTTTAACATAATGAACCTCCCTAGTATCAATATCACGCAACTTGCGTTTATTGTTTGCCCATTTTCTACCTAGCCCATATGTTCCGTTTTTAAATACGATTTCTTTCTGAGCTGGCATGTCGGCAAACTCTTTGTCAAATAATGAAGTTCTCTTCTTCATTACTAACCATTTATCATTAACTTCCGGTATTGCATTTTCATCAACAACCGTTCTCACAAACTTCTCAGATATAAAGTTAATATACACATTGTACTCACCGGCATATCTATCTTGGAAGTCTTCGAAATAGTTTTTAAGCTCATCCTTAAATACTCTCTTGTTGAGAACATATGCAACCCTAGAATCTTCAACCCAGAATTTATACAAACCCCAAGCATCGTTCAATGTAACGGTTTTACTTCCGTTAAAATATGTATAGTTATCAGCGATGAAGTTATAGAAATCATTCGTTGCGTCAATCATATGCATTGGAACGTAATGATTATACATTTCCTTGTTGTCGGTATAGAAATTAACGCAATCGTTGATAATATGACCATACTCAAATCGAATACCGTCCATTAAACGATTATACTGATTGAACGAAACAATATTACCTGTTGGGGAAATATCAATCAATCGTCGAATAATACCAGACTTTGCATCTGTGATCTTAACTGGCTTGTTAGTACCAATAATTAAGAACGATTCGAATCTCATAGAATATAAAGATTTATGTTTCTCATTCACAGTAATAGTTTCATGAGCTGTTAATGAGTTGAATCTTGTATTATCTTCAATCTTAGATAAATCACCATCATGCTCAATTGCAATAAGTGGATTAGACTTTAATGTCTCAAGAGCAAAAGCATCCTTACCGGAACCAATTGCCTTGGCATTAAATACACCCCAGTAACCATCGAACATCTCTTGAATAATATTAATCAACGTTGACTTACCGGTACCACTTGCGCCGTAGAGTACTACGAACTTTTGGATCCATCTGGAATCACCAGTTGCTATAGCACCAATGAACCATCTGATTTTATCGAATTCAGACTTGGCATATAAGACACTCATCAACTCTTCCCAATTATCCATACTTCCTTCTTCGAGTGCATATGGTAATTGTTTAGTAACATATAACTCTTTAGTGATTTCATCATTAGCAAATGTAATCTTAGAGTCAAGAGTATGATAATTATCTCTCATCTGCTTTTGACAATACTTCAACCATCTATCAATTGACCCAGAATCAGAATCCCACATCCAACGTACAATAATATCCTTGTTCGTCGTTTGTCGTACTTCCATCTCCTTCTTCTGTAATTCTTTATCAATCATGCGAATTAAATCGTCTTGATCAGTTGTCCAAAACCCAGTCGACTCATTATAAACCGCATAAAAATCACCACCCTTAATCATCAAGTCTTTCGACCGAGTGACTCTAAATTTAGGTTTGATTTCAATACCGTCTTTTTTAAGGTCGGACACACTAATAATTAGAAAATCCAACATGTCATAATAAACCTCCTTTTTACCCAATTTTTGACCGCAAAAATATACTTGTTGTTGTTTTGTTGTTTTTGTGTGAGTAATTAGCTTATATATAATTTTTTAATTTTTAATTTAAGTTTATACTTTTTTTAACAAAACAACAAGTATATTGCAAAAAAGTGCCAAAAACGTCCAAAAACACCCCAAAAACGGCCTTTTTAGCCCAAAAATCGCTACTTTTTCAAATATACTTCTCAAAAAAGTTGTTGTTTTCATTTTTAAAAACAACAAGTTTTGGCTAAAAAACAACAAAAGTTGTTGTTTTGGTAGAAGTATATTGCACTTTTCAACCCTCCAAAAACCAAATATACTTCTCAAAAAGTTGTTGTTTTCAAATTTTTCACATAAAAACAACAAGTATAATCACAAGTATATTGAGAAGTATCCTGACTCTGAAATTGGCTAAAAAATATATGAAAAGTACTACTTTTTAAGCTTTTAAACCATTCCTAAATAGGATAGTTTTCCTGCAAATATGAATGCATTTGATACCAAATTTCTACTCTTTTTTGATCAACATTTGAATACTTTAATGGGAATATACCGCCAAAGCCATCTCGCCAATACTCTCTACTCATAAAGACATCGCAGCGATGACGTACATTCATGGATGAATCCGGTCCAAATACACCGTCCCTCATACCCTCAAGGCCGAGGTTTTTAACCATCAGCCAAAACCAGTATGAAGTACGATTACCCTCGTCAGGGTCCCACATAATATCATTTTCAATTCGATAAGCTAGTGCTACTAAGAACTCTAACATGGAACACTGCATTCCGTAGAGATTAGAAATATCATGTCCTGTTTCATCTTCATAACGATAACGAAGATTGACCCCATCATTAGCTCTGTTCTCATCATTTCTGAGCTTCCAGTAAAATGGGGTCATATATAGTTCCCTTAGCAATTCGATGTAGTCTACGTGGTTCTCATCCACTGTAAAACTTCTTAAGTATTCGAAATAATTCTCATGCTGATCATTCCAGATCAACTCATTCGTCATAGTGTTCTTTTGCTACATCTGTCCAGTTTTCACTAGTTGTTGTAACCCCATAGTCAATACCTAACTTAGGATTTCGAACAAAGATGTAGTCTGCATCAGAACTACGAATAATATCAAGAGTATCAATACCAATAGTAACATCAATATCAATCTCTTCTGCTGTGTGGTCTTCTACTAGATAATCGTCAGCATAAAGAGTAGCATATACCTCTGTGTAACCAGTAGTTCCACTTTCTTCTTCTGTAATTATGTATGGAATATCTCCATCATCCGGATATAGCGGAGCGGCTTCTTTCGGAATATAATTGTCCGCTTCTTCTTGTTCTTCCAACTCCTCAATAGCTTCCTCATCACTAATATCCTCTAATACCTCATTAACAACGCTCTCGTCTTCTCTTGGCTCATTACTGTTTAATATGTCCTCAACAACACTTTCCTTTGACCCCTCACCACGATACTTCTTAACATATTCCATAATGTCTGGTTTATTAATGTCAATGGTTGACTTGTAATAAGCGCGTTCATTAATAACATCAGCGAATTCTTGTTCCTTCTTACTGAATTTGTCTAAAGCATCAGAATATAAGTCAGAGTACTTCTTTCGAACATTCTTAACTTCTTCCTTACATTCCTTATCTCTAGACCAACGTCCTAAAATATAACCACAACCTCCCGCTAGTACTGCTGTGGCCATAACCATGAATATAGTCTTTCTATTCATCTTTCCTCTCCTATTCCTTTAGAATATAAGAACTCCGATAGTGTTGTATTACTACCAGAGTCCTGTAATTCTAAATATTCCATTCAGATAGCGTCGATATTTTCTGCTCCACTATCCAAACCACATCTAGGTGTGCGTCCACTAGGTGCAGCTAAATATAAGTTCTCGTAGTTACCTAAGCCACAACGGTCTGTGTTGAACTTAAGAATTGGTTCGCCATACTTAGCATATGCATCCTTCCAACCCTGTACACCGTGGTCAATATATTCGCTAATGCCTAAGTCGATGAATCCATTGGGGTTATTCTTAATATCGTATACATAATATAAGCTTTGACCCCATTCTGTCATACCATAACCCATGAGTTCATAAATATCATTCAAGGATAGTGTTCCATCACTAGAATAACGTAGCTTCTGAGCTGCAATATTGAGATGTCTCTTTAACACGTCAATATGGTCTAAGATTTCACTATCTGTTAAGTTTCCATAAGCACTACCATTAGGGCAATATTCTGAATCACCCCAACGACGGTCTACAGTTTTTGAAATATCCAACTTAGAAACTTTACGTTTTGTAACTTTAGTCTTTTCATTGCCATTTTTATCCAAATACGTTTCGGCAACCTCGACGGTTTGTACATCATAAAAGATTTCATGCTCCTTCTCTTCTCCTACAGCAGACTTAACACGCTCACGATATGCGTCTAAAGCGGCTTTGAATCCATTTGCGGCTACAATAGCTTGTGCAGCACGTTTTGTTAATACAGCATTTGACTTTAAGATACAAGCCACTGCTAAACCTTCTAATGCTACTGGTAGAGCGAATGTCTTAGCTACCTCTACAGTTGTGGAAATATAGTGTTTTGTTAAAGCTTTACCACGCTCAGAATCATCTGTGATATCATTTCGAATATTGCTCGCAGCATCTTTTGCCTCCTTTAATTTTTCATTTGCTTTCAATGTGGCACGGCATGCTAAAACAGTACCAGCGCCTAAACATACTAATCCTAAACCCAATAATAACTTTGGTTCGTTAGTCTTGCAATAACCTACAACCTTACGAGTCCCTTCTTTGATTCCTAGTTTTAAATTTTCAAACATGTCTTTATCCTTCCTATTTCTTAATTTGTTCTGCACGTGGGAATATGATTACCCAACGGTCTGGAGCTTCCTCAATATAGTCGATACCTCTAAGTGTTCTCCAGCCCCAATTATAGTCTGTGAAATCAGCTCGTACATGGATGGCGTCATAATAGTCGCCTTTAGATATCTGCCCATAACGCTCGAAACATTCACGTAATGTATATAAGACTTTCTTAACGTCTTCTTCACTACGTAATGGTAAATATCGAACTTCGCCCTCTGGCATGGATCTAACCGGTTCCATAGGACGAATATCACGCTCTTGATAGTATGCTGAATATGAATTGCTAGAACCCCATCCAGAATATCTACTTGAATTAGAGCGCGTCTCCCCAAATAACATCATATCAATTGAATTCTTAACCATTTTTGCTACTGTGTCTTTAAAAGCTGGAACTAATATATCTTTTACGACATACGTTGCCACCTGCGGAATATCTCTTTTAAAGAATCCAGTAAAAAATTGTCCCCAACCGCTTTTCTTTCCTTCACTGGGAGTGTAAGAAATAACTGGTTCTACTTTCTTCCCAGTATTTTTTGGTTCTTCTAAATGTGGATTTGTTAATGTGTTTTTGTTCATACGATATCATACTTCGCTTTCATTGACTTAACTTCTTCCTCTAATACATTCATTGCCTTATCCACGTCATCATTAAAATTACGCTTAGATATCTTGTGATATGCATACTCAGCTGCCATACTAGATATAGTAGCCTTTGCCATAAAAATGGATAGTTTTGTAACTAAGCTATGATGTGATGTATCACCGATTGATTCCTTGATGATAGTATTCACACCATGGTCTACTAATGCATATGCTCCTAACCCAAGACCAATCTTAAGGGTGTTTGCTTTAATTTCAATCTTCATTTTGTTCCTTCTCCTTTTCATATCGAACTACTTCAAAAATATCAGTATCCAAAGGTCGATACTCATAACCAGTTTCCCCTTCTGTTAATCTGGTATCATCTTGTTTGTAGTATAAACGAATATACCATACACCGCTAATATGTAAAGCGTTACTGAGTGTCGTCTCGTAGCTTCTATTAGTCGTGCTCTTACGTTTTACGTATAATTTATAAAACGTCGATGGCTCTATCTTGTCCATAAAATATCATCCTCCTAAAAGTGACAAGAAAAAGAGTAGATGTGATTCTACTCTTCGTCTTCTGACTTTGGTTCGTCGGTAACTTCATTTACTACATCTTTTACTTCTGCTTCTGCTACGGATAGCATTTTAGCTACTTTATTGGCTTTATGCTTCTTGTATAAGAATGCTCCTAATCCCACTAATGCTAGTGTTCCTAGTACTACTCCTAATACCTTCTTGTTGCTTGCCTGTGTAACTTCTGTTGCTACTTCCTCTGCTGTTTCAACTGCTGTGTTTAATGTTTCGTTCATGATTTCTCCTCCTGGACCTTTTGTCCTATTATATGACTTGTAAAATTCGCGAATGCGATACGTGCATTTCTAGAGGTGTTTAGAATATAAATGGTAAATACCTCACGCTATACACGTAACCCCTCTAAAACGCGCTAAAAATGGCCTTAAAACGCATTCTAGAGGGTCTAAATATGTTAATAATTAACGAATGTACCTGAGCCATCCAAATATTCAGGATTGTACTCTAATACCGCTACTGGTTTACCAATACGCTGGTCAAATGTTGACGTGAATGAATATGGTACTAGCTTCTCACCATAATTACGCTTGAGACTGCAACTCTCTAGTCTAAAGCCGAAATACTCCATGTTCTTAGGCGTGTTACGTAAGTTAATATGTAGACGGTCGTATAGGTCTGCTAGTGTCAACTCACCAGATAAGTCATTCTTTAAATCATCCGAGAATACTGAGAATCCGTCGGCAATAGCTTGGGTTGAAGATATAAATCTAATACCTGTCCAACTATCCTGAAATAAGGTATCACCATAACCAGTGTCGAATACTCTATTTGTGTCTACGTCAAATTTATCGACCTTGCCCTGAGCGATAGAGTTTCGAATTTGTTCTTCCTTCTTCTCGCCGATTTTGTTCTTAACCGCTGTGGAATATTCATTAAATAATTCCTTGTTGTTCAAATATGCGGTATTGATAGCTTGTAAACCACCGGCTAATAACTTAATACGCTGGTTACTAATATGTGATGACATGACAATACATGCTGCTGATGATGCACCAAGAATAATAGGAACCTTATATGCACTTACTACCGTCTTTACCTCTTCTTTGACCGGTAAAATATCAGTCTGAAGTTCCTCTTTCTTCTTGGCTCTTAATTGGTCATACTTTCTAGTATCGGTTGCGATTCGATAGGCCATAACACCCATTCCAGCTAAACCAATAGCTAGTAATAATCCTGGAGAATTACGTTTGACCACCGTTACTCCATTCTTTGCTAATTCTTTGACACCCATAAATATCAATCTCCTTTCGTGTCATGTGAAAATATAAGAGACGATGTTTACCGCCTCTCATCATAACCGTTGTAAAATATGCTAATCTCCTGTAGTGGTGATGGTAGATAGAAACAGAGTTCCAAATATAATTCCTAGAGTATAAGCATCAACCTCAATATCACTACCTGTTATGTGTAGTTTATCAGTTTTGGTATTCGAATATAACTCTACTCCTCGTTTCATCTTACCATTGGATACTACGACCATAGCTGTGTTATTATCAAATTCTTTATAACTAATAATAATTATTTGAAATGATAATGGCCAACGCTTAGTCATCATACCCATAGTTTTGGATATAAGTTCCTCTTGTCTGTCATAGTTACGGTCTTTAATATCAAACCTCATATGCTTTTCACATCTATTAGCAAGTCTATCTGATATCAAAGTAATATCTAGAATTTGATCTGGTTTAGTTTTATCCATTTGTCTTCCTCCTTACAACAACTCCATGTTAACACTTAAATATTTAGCTAATTCGCCAGATGAGAATTTAAGGTCATGGCTTGTGATACGTGTTACGCCGTTTTCATAATGTCCATACAATTTAATTTTCTTAACATCACTTACACAAGTTAGACACATGTCATTGTTAATATCCCAATAAGCAGATATGCGAATATATGTATGGTTTTTAGTTAAGTTTTTCACCAATTCCATCATAACATTTTCTATGATTGGCTCATTTAATAATCTAATTGGATATAACTTATTGTTTACATAACGTGCTGAACTTTCCTTACTGCAGATATCCTTTACTCTAGAATATTCTAGGTTAATGATTAATGCTGGGTCATTCATTTGGTGTCCCATGATCCATCACTATCCTATCTAACATGAATGCTAAAGAGAGTCTTTCCGAATTTAGTTCTAAATCAGTATGCTTAATCATGAACAATCGACTTATATCATTATAGTAAATATCAACATACTTTGAATCATTATAGATTATGCTAGCATGTTGTGTATCTAAAGCAATAAATTCTAATGACTTAAATTCGTTTGCTTTATCTAAATATAAATCTTTAGCTACCGATGACATAACGTTTAGAATTTTTCCACGTTCATTCACAAATATACCGTATTCTTCTACATTATAGCTATGTTTGTATGTAATTTCATTACTATCGGTATCTAGCTCTATTAAAATATGTAGCATTACTTCTCACAACTTTCTAAATATGCCAACTCAAACTCTAAATATTGCTTGGCTTTGAGTAAGTCTTCTTTCTTTTTACCATGACCTTTACGCCCGGCTCTAGAAATATACTTAATCACATTACCTAGATTGAAGTTTAAATCCCAATCTCGAATAACGTCTTTTGGTTCGTGCTTTCTTCCAGCTACATAGTGGGCCGGTCTTTCAACGTGTGGAATTCCCATTTTTATTCTCCTTTACTATGTCCATTAAGTCTATAATAATCTTCAGATTGGTAGTACATAAAGTCGTAGATCTTTCCTAACCCGTCCACTATATACTTAACTTTATTCCTATTTTTTATGTTTTTTAGATTTATGCTGATATACTGACAATATCCTAAATAATCATGAATTTTTCCAGTAATGATTGGATGAGACGATTCGCGCTCAAGTTCTATTAATACGCAATGTTCTGCTTTTGGCAGTGGAGCACTGATATCATCTAATCCATGAATCGACATAAATAACCGAATAGCTTCAATTATTTTCTTCTCAATAGGTGTCATCTTCTTAGAAGAACTAGCATATCTTACAGAAATAGAGGATCGACCTACAGTATCTGCATAAGTAATGCAATCATCAAACACGCTATAAAATTTTGATAAGTAGTCCTGATGTGCAAGCCATCTATTTTTAACTTGAATCTTACGCATTTTGTTAAATATCATTTTACCTAAAACTTTAACTTGATTAACGGGAAGATTTATTAGTGGCTCACAAATGTTTTGCTGATTGATTATGTCTACTGAAAGTTTGCCGTTTACAAGCATAATATCAATTACATAACCATTAATGTTATCTCTTCTATCTGGTGTTAAAACTTCTAGTATTGATGATACAACATTCTCGTCTAATTTTTTATCTTCCGTAGGGTGATACATAATATACGAATTAAATGGACTTTCATATATTGTGTGCGTTTCCACGAATGACTCGGTATGATGATATTTACGCTCTTCATATATAAGTTGTAAATTATAATACATTATAACTTTCCTTTCCTTATTAATTCATCAATATCTAAATTAAGACACTGTACTATCTTATCTTCCATCGCTTTATATGATGCACGATCAGATTTTCTAATTAAATATGACTTTGTTGAACGCTCTAATAATGTTACATCATTGTGACTAATGATAATATCCCAGTTGAAAGTTCTTCCGATTCGTATAAATACAATCTTTATACTATTCTTATTGAGCTTAATATTCGAAAATATAACTCTTGGAAGTACCCCGAATATTATGATGTTATCAATTATCGTAAATCCGGTAAACTTATTAGCGTACAGTGCGTAGGGTGAATCTGAAACCTTGTAAGTATTTAACATTTCATAATCCATTCTATTGGTGCTCCTCTAGGATATCCTGGAAGATCTCTTTTGTTGCTTTGGAAATACCCGGATCTTTAGATGTGCAAGTGTATTCAATGCTATCCACGTATTCGTTGTCCTTGTTAATATCAATCCTCCAAGACATATGGTTTACTCTTGTTAGTGAAATGTTAAACCCAACTAATTCATTATTGTAGTATTTGAATTTATTGATTGTTTCCAATAATAACTTATGAAAATCAACCATCATTAATACATCTTTTACACTTAAGTTTTTGGCTACTTGTTTAAACTCTAAAGTGCCATTATGTTTGTGAAGCGTATTACAAATAATACGATTGTCAATTGTTCCCATTTTCATTATTCTATGTCCTCCTTTAATTGCACAATATCGTTTGCGAAGTATAATTTAACGTCGAACTTAATTGAGTATTTATCATATTCAGGAATTATTTGTTTATGCAAAGATGTAAATTCAATGATTACTTTACCTTGTAGTGGAAATCTAGTAAGAGTTGCACCGAGTTCTTTTTCTATTAAGTCATAGAAATCATTTATAGTAAATCGTTGTTTTTTTCATAATTTCCAAAGTAAGAGATCCGATTCGGTCACCTTCCTCTTTCGGGTAAACAATATACAAACTTTTTAAATTTTAAAAATTATAAATATTAAGAGCTCCATTCCCATTAATGCCAGCCAATTGTGTTACCATTATTTAAACACCTCTTCATCGTCAATTATCTCGACGCCTTCTACATATTTTGTATCACAAGACTCAATTGGATCTAAACCTAATGACGCTCGTTTATCGTTGTATGTCTTGTTTAATAAATCCTTCTGAACGATATGTTTATCCATTTCAAGCTTAGTGATTCTATTGTGTAGTCTCCAAGTCTCCTCAGCAATACGTAAATAATCATCATTTACCTTGTTTGGGAGATACTTAAGATCATCACTAATAGAATTGAATTCATGATGGATAGTCTTAGCGATTAGTACATGCATATTTGCAACATCATTTCTTGCATTACATACCTGCTCCATAATAGCTAATTGATAAGATTTTCTATCATCATGAACTTCTTTAATCTCTTGTTGCAGTTTCCAATAAACTAATCCGTTTGTAACTAGTGTAATTAATGCCATTATAAATAAATCTAAGTATGTCATATTTACCCCTTTCTTCCATTAAACATAAATCTAATATTATTTAGAGCATTTACTATTGAATTAGTCTCTTCTGAATCACCGAAAATATCTTGGTTCTCTTTTAAGACTTTTCGAACATTCTTCTTACCAGCTAACTGATATAGCCATGCCATCATAAATGCTTTTTCATAGTCATTATATCCTTCATCATCCTTAGAGCATCTTACTTGGCTCTTTGTACCATCTTCAAATATAACTGTGGTTACCGGACCTGAGCATATAACCTTCTTAGGAGTTGTGTGTGCAGTTTTAGTTATGCTATCTAATAATCTAGGATCGTGGTGGCAAAATTCAATCACCTCTTCAGCCTGAGAATTTGGGTGCATATTGGAAATACCATACAATGAATTTAATAGTGCATTTTGCTTAATCTCTATAAATAGTTTATATTCAATTTTTATGATTTGATATTGATCATCAGCTTGACTAGTATTAAAACTGGAAATAATTTTTAGTTTATAGTGTTTTAATAACTCTAAAGAAAGTGGTGTATTTACATCATAACTAATCTTATAATCATCTTCGAGTAAGATACTAGTGATATTTTTTAATTGTAAATAACCCGCCTTACTGTGTACCTCTTTAAAAAGAGTGGTTAATTTCATGGCGGTATTGCTTACTTTTAGATCGTTTCCAAAATAACAATCGAGATTAATCTTTAGATCCATATATTTGCTTTCTGGATCAAATTTTGAAACTGTGATTTTTGCCGTAGGTTTGTTATGCATATTATTTGTCCCCCTTTGTATAAAATGACTTATGTCTAAATTCTGGTAGTTTTGCCATAAAAACATACCCATCGTTAACTTCTGGATTACCAAAGCTTAATAATTGTACAATATGTAATTCACTATGGTCTGCTACATATTCTTTTGCTGGATGCGATAAAATAGAATCTAATGCCTCCTCATCGCCTTTAACAAATTCAATAATCTCACCCATTGTTAAAAATGTTTTGTCTTGGTCGTGCTTATTGAATGTACGCATTAAATCCATTATGTCATCATAACTGTTGAAATATAAACGGCAGTCGTCAGTACCATTATACACGAATTTAATGTCTTTTACTCTGTTACTAATCATATTATAACCCCTCCGTCATACTCATTAAAGCATTAGCGTACTCTAATAGACCATACTTCTCTAATTCTTTGTCAATCATCCCGCCACGATTGATTTGAATCTTAGATAGAATATCTTTCTTAGTTAGTAATAAACTAGACTTAATTCTAACTGAATGAGATAATACCATAATCGCATTAATCTCTTTTACGTCTTGAATCATTTCTCCAATGGTGTCTAATCGTAGTTGTAATTCCTTAGCTTTTGATGTAGCCATAAAAGTTCCTCCTATTTTAAATTCCTAGCCTTTATTTTTTCATGAGTTCTACGTTTTGTATCATTTTCGTAGTCACCGGCATATATTTTATCTAAGTCTCTGCCCTTTCGTTCTCGTCTAGAGTATTCTTGTATAACTTTATACTTCTGACAGGTAGCATGACAACCTATACGCCGGTCCTTGCAGTTTCTACACGGTGTATCTGAGAAATTAATCATTTAGCATGTCCGTTACGTAAGAATTTAATAATGATCCAAATTAACCATAAACCACCCGTTGCTACTGTCAATCCTAAATCAATTAGTAAACCAAATAAACCTCTTCTCTTCATAATATCCTCCTATTTTGTTTTATGAATAGCAAATAATGTTGCTAATGAGATTACTACAACATTTAATACAACTCCAATCATTGCTGTAAATACGTCGAGTTGATGAAACATAATATGCTTAATACCAATCAAGAATATAGCCATAAGTATAATGGTCATTAGACTGGCTAAAATAATTCTACGTGCTATTTCCATAACGATCCAACAAGCTTAATAAGTGCAACAAACGATAATACCAATAGCACTAAATATACCGAAGTCATCGCATTATAGGCCATTGTGATACCAATTATCAGTAATACTTTTGATACCGAAAATATAACACCTAGTCCTAATAACCATAGCGCAAATAAAGTTATTACAATGCTCAAGATACCAAATATAAGTTTCTTCATAGATTTATCACCTCATCATAAATGGATTGAATCTTGTCGAGTTTAACATGTGGCTCATTGTTCTTCTTACAATACATAATGTAAGCGCCATACTCCGCCATAAAATCTTTGTCCAAGAACATAGCATACACTACCTTAAATAAGGCCATATACCATCCCTTGCTGTGTTTCAACTTCTTTTCATTAATCTTGAATCCGAACATATTTTTCTCCTCCTTTGTTCGCTAAAAATATGAATACTAGATAGGCAAGAAATTAGAACCCTAGTTTTTACTAAAGTTCTCATTTCTAAATATTACTTCTCATTATTCTTTTCTTTAACTTTTGTGTTGTAACGTTCGTACATTTGACCTAATACAAATACCTGCTCTAATACAAATGCTACTCCAATAACTGCTAATAAGTTTTTCATAATATATCCTCCTAATATTCTATTATAAGACTTGTAAATTACGCGTATGACATCGAGAGACGTTCTTGAATAATCTCTTCTCTAAACTCAGATTCTTCCTCCCAGAACTCTCCAACCCAAATACCATAGTCCCATAACAGACTATCAAATAGAATTCTATAATGTCCACAATGGTCTGTCAAACTAATCAAATATAACTTATCCATTATCTTCATCAACTCTTGTATGAAATATGACCATTCACGATCTATAACCTCTTGTATTGCTGGTGTCATATCATGGTCGTATCGCTCATTTAAAGTGTTTAATTCGGTAATATATGATACTGCTAAATTAAAACCATCCTGAAAATTCATGTTAAATCCCTTTCTAAAAAATATAAAAGCAGATGTTAGTCCGCCTTTATATTATTGTTCTTTTTAAACTCTTGTTCTTTTTTTAGTTCTTCTAATTCTGCCTGTTGTAGTGCCATCATCATTAATAATTTATCGATTACGTTATCTAGTTTCTTATTCTCTCTTTGGTAATAGAATACAATACCTCCCATTCCGATAAATAATAAAATAATTACTACTCCTAATACTGGTCCTTCGAACATAATAAGTTCCTCCTTGTTTTCTATTATAAGACCTGTAAAATACGCGAAAAAAGAAAGGAGAAGATTTTTTAAAGTTCCCCATTCATCATCTTTCTACGATTCTCTAAAAACTCCTCATAGATTTTTTCATAATTGCTTTTCTTTCTTGGTTCTTCTTCCTTCGTCATTTCGTTTAATCTGTTTACTAGTTTCTCATTTAATCTTTTTTCATTCTCAAAAGTTTGTCGCATCTTTAACAAACTATCCCAAACCTTAATTGTTTGATCTGTTTGGTAGTTATATCTATCTTCGAATTCTTTTTGATCTTCCTCAAATTTCTTGTCCATAATTATACTACCAATGGTTGTTAATACTATTGTTAGTCCTACGAATGTCATTAATGCTTTTATGTTTTCTGATCTGTTTGTCATATAAATGACCCTCCTATTATAAGCCTTGCTAAATATGCGAAGGAAAAAATTAGAGCCCATGTTTTGCACACGAGTCCTAATTCTTTTTGAACTATCTTCTAATTAATCCGCTCAACATTCCCACGAATTTTTGTGGAAATGAACCTTCTGAATCAACTGCGGAAATAAACACCATTAATCCGGCTGTACCTAATACACCGATGATAGCTGGTACAAGTTTACCAATAAGATCTCTCTTTGATTTCTTGTCATCAAATTTCATCTTAATAATGTCTTTCGCTTCTTCGCGTTTAGACTTCTCTTGACTGAAATCCGAATCCTTAACCTTCAAATAGATCTCGGTAAGTCTTGTAATTGCATCTACCGATTTTTTGTACTCATCGGATGTTGATGAATAATTCTGCATCTCTTCAAAAATACTTTCAATTTCCTTCTTGTAATTCTCTAAGTCCATGTCGTTATCCTCCTTCTTAGACTATTGTTCTACTATAAGCGTTGTATTAATCGCGTATGAGAAATAGTGCTAATACCATCAATATGAACGTTACAAGCAAACATAAAGATATGATGAATATGATCGATTCAATCAGGGTTTGAAATATAGCAAAAATGAGAGTAATCCAAATCATACTAATATATAAATCCATTTGTAGCTAATTTATTAGCATATTGTCTTCTAATTAAACTCATGGCTTCTACCATAACCCCGTTTGACTGATGGGTGGATGTAATATGCTCCTCGTATAAATCACATTCCTTTAGAACAAATTCAAATTGCTCTCTGGAATGGTTTATACCACGAGTACATTCGTTCGCAAATATGAGTATTTCACCTCTTAATTCCTGCACCCATCGACCAGTGTATATCTGAATATGATTATCTAGTTTCTTATCGATAGCGTCGATTTTCTTATTCAGTTTATCATTAATCCTGTCTCCAACCCAGGACAAGACCCAGCTAATAGGGTTAATTTTTATTGGGGTAATCTCTATAACAATAGAACTAGCAATTATAGTTAATATAACCGCTCCAATGCTCTCTTGGCTAAATTCAATTGTCGATAAGATATCTTTTATACTAAGATTACTACTGATATGACTAAATATAAACCAAATACTCATATCGCACCTCTAACTAACGAACTCTAATAGTTTGTCCGATATAAATTAGATTAGGGTTAGTAATCCATGGGTTTAATGCTAGGATATCAGATACTGTTGTACCGTACTGTGCGGCAATAGAGGTTAGAGTGTCTCCTGATTCTGTATAATGATATACTTCATTAGAGCTAACATTACCTTCTACAATATTCTGAACTTCATCGTATCTAGAGCCTAAAATAACTCTACGTACATCGTCACTACCATATTTATCAGCCCATACCTCATTCGCTAATGTTTGAGCATCAGCAGAGTAAATATGTTCGATAATATTCTGGATTTCATCATAACGTGCACCTAAGTTTGCCTTACGTGTATCGCCTGAACCAAATTCATCGTTCATTGTACGATATAACAAGTCTAAAGTAGAGCCTTCTGGGCTTCCATTTTGACTTACCACAGGTGCCTCTTGTACTGGTGTAGATACTACTGGACGTTCCCCATTAGCTCCAGCATAAGCCAACCATGCAGCCTCATCACCAAAGAATAAGCTTAAATCCAATGGTCCAGCCCAACCGGAAATAGCGCCGGATGATGTGAATTGGTGCATAGCGTAATCGCCTGAGTAATTAGGTTCTACGTAATCACCCCATCCACGAGCTGCATAGTCAGGATATTCTGCTAACCAAATACCATAGTCACCAAGACCAATGCATTGATTTACTGCAGAACGTTGTACATAGATCATAGGATTAATACCTGTTAATGCTACAACATGAGCGCAGAAACGAGCAACCCAACTAGAATCACCCCAAGCAGCATTATCACCAGACTCCCAGTCTAATACTAATACGGCTTCACGTAAATATCCTTGTACGTTATTAATGAAGAACTCTGCTTCTGCTTCTGGATTACCACCAGATGCATAGTGATATACACCCAATAGCTTTCCACCAGCTTTTGCGGACTGATAATGTTCATCACAATATGGATTAACGTACCCAGTACCCTCTGTGGCTTTACAAATAACAGCATCGCAATCCAATGCACCAGTAACAATACCGGCCTGATGTGACGCTACGTCTACTACCTTTAACATTTTAAGCCTCCTTCTTTGGACCGTTCAAACGAGTGAACAAGTCATTCACGAAATTAGCACCACGAGCTGTGATAATACCAGTTAGGATAGAACCAAGGAATGGAACTGCTAATGGCATACCAACTAATGGAAATAAATCTGCAGATGTAGCAACACAAACAAGAATGGATACTGCAAGTGAACCTACTACATTAGGGTCTACTTTGTTTGCAGAATATACGCGTTTAACGTTCTCCCAAACCGCCTCTACTAATACTGCGATAATAACTAACTGTGATAGTGCATTCATTTTATATACCTCCTACACTTTCTTCCAACCTAAACCACCCGGGGCTCTATAGTTATCGTCCCAAGTGTTCTCCCAGATATCTCCGGCATAAATATATCGTTCACCCTTCTTGGCAACAACACCTTTAGTCCATTCTGGGTAGATTGGTTTATTTTCTTTTGTAATCTCTTTATAAAGAGCTTTATACTTGTCTGGTGTTTGATATTGGTCTGAAACTAAATCCATAATAATCTCATAAGGCTTACCGTTGTACTTGAAACGTTCACCCTTCTTATATGGATATTTACTGCTATTCCATTCGTCCAATTCTTCACACCATTTAACAACGTCTTCTGGAGCCGCATTGTTCATACCGATAAGAAATACTTTTCTCATGGCTTCCTGCTTAGCTCTAGCTTTTTCTAGTTCTATCTCGGACATAGGTACTTCTTCAAACATGATTCCAGCTTTTAATGTTTCTCCAAACTCGAGATTACATGATTCTAGTTGCATATATCCATATGTATACGATACAGAATCGCCATTTATGATGGTTGCTCCATTCATATTTTCTTTTGATAAACTTTCGAATAATTCTTCTAATAAATCTAGTTTAACATATAACTGAAAACCCTTATTCATAAATGATAGTAACTCATAAGTGGTTCCATCTTTTAATTTTAATTTAATCATATTAAGCATCCCTTCTCCAAATTGCGGCACCATGATAAGGTGGCCAATATCCTCTTACTCTAGTATAGTCTTGCGCTACAATACCACGTTCAACGAATCCGTTTGGAGGAGCCCATAATCCGAATCCGCCAGCTTCATAGGCTGTACGTTCAATCTTTAAATCTGATGATCCACCCGTAGAACCATTTGGTGTATTAGATGCAGAACCTAATAGGAATCTATTTTCTATTTTAGACCATTTTCCACCATAATAGTAGAAAGGGTCAAAGCCATCTTTGTCATTTATAATAATGGTTCCGACCGGCATTGTCATCAATAGTTTGTTATATAAAGCTTCTGAGAACTTATAACCTGAAATAGTGTTAAGATCTTTTCCATCATTCAGATATTTAAAATCGAATTCGCCAAGAACTTTAATATTGTTATATGCATACTTATCAATCTTATTAGCGGTTGGCAATATATTTTGATTATAATCTACATCAATTATGCACTCGGTATTCACGCCACCATTTATATGATACCATAGTTCAATGTTTTTGTTGTTTAGATATATTACTTGTAAACCATATCGATAAGTTCCATAATAATAAGATCCTCCTGCTATATGAGCCAATGAACCATTACTATCAAACATTCTTAGTTTAAACTCTTCAAACCCCAAAGATGATGAAATTGTGCCTTTACATTCGTATGTTACATCCTTTACCCATTTGAATTCTGCCACTTTAAACCAGTTTCTTCCAGTTGGGTAAGTTGTTGGGTTTAATAAGACTTTCCCTATTTTATGGCCATTATATGGAGAATATGCTAGTACAGCCGGAGAAGTATCTTCTCCAAGTTTTAGTATATGATTAACATTAACTTGTTTTTTGCTAATACTAAACACCGGAATAGTTGGTGATAAATTTAAATTAACTCTTGCTGTATAGCCTAATGCATCTTCTAGTTCTACAACAAATGAAAAAGATTTTTTATATGGTACGTTCGTTACCGGATATCTTAATGAAAATTTGTTATTGGATACATTACCATTTGATACAACAATAATTGAACCATCTTTGATAATTTTATACTTACATTTTGTAGTATCATAATTACCTATTTTATCAGAACAAATCACACCCGTTATTTCTAAAAGGCCTCGATCTGATGTGTCATTTAATCGTTTCAATTTCGAATAAATAATAGATGGTTTAAAATAATTAACCAAATTTCCAACACTATCAACGGCAACTTTAGTATAACCAGGTCGTCCGTTTGTAGCCGATATCTTATACTTAGCCGATTGCAAATTAGAAAACTCAAACGTTTTAACAGTTCCAGACGGGACTTCAATCTTATCTACAATTGACCCTCCACATTCTACATGTAAATATATTTTTGAATGTTCACATGTAGAAGTTACCGATAATCTTTTTGACCCGATTAGAGATACAAAGTCAGTAGGTCCAACTCCTTTGTCTTTTAAAGGGGATATCTCTTCAATGGTATAGGTCATATCAATTGGGTCAACTATACTATATTTTTTAGTAAACTCCGCCGAATCTCCAATCTTTGAAGTTCCATTCCAGGTTTCAAGAACCATACCTAATGTCGCTTCGTTTTTATCTTTGGTGTACTCCCAAAGCTTATCAATTGCAGATTTTGGTAAGGTTATAGTACTTCCATTTTGATAGTTATCCGCTTTGTAGATTTCGATAACATTCGGGATAGAGATTCTAACTTTATGCGAATATGAAGCGACTAAAGGAGTATAGTTGATAGAGTAACCAGTAGACCAATCTTCACCAAAAGTATGGCTACTAACTGCAGACGCTCTTGGGATTGTGGATGCTACTGACCAACCTGTATCTACTCGACCCATGCTTGGAATATAACTTGCTGAGGCTCCATTCGGATCAAATACGGCAAAACAGTTAACGCCTAATGTTCCATCTGGTCTATGTGGGACGTTATATGTATATGTTATTATATCGTTAGAATTTGCTGGGGTGGATGGAACATATTTTGTGCCAACTACCCAGTTACCCCAACCACTCTCTAAGCTACTTGTCTCGGCTACTAAATAGAAATTGATCTGACTGTAGCCAGAATACATTGTGTATCCATGAGGGTTCTGTAACTGAGCGTTGAATGTTATTGATGACGTGTTAGTATTAACATCATATGCTCCTTCGCTCCATGATACACTAAGAAGTAACGATCCGCCAGATCTAGTATTTAACCATAAACTATTTATAGGCATTCTATATCACATCTCCAATCCAGAAATATCCGGTTCCATCAACATTTACTTCTCCATCTATTTCATCCATAATATATAACTCAGCTCTATGAGCACCAAATGACATTGAGTCAACCGCTTTAAATGAACTAGCGTATACACCATATTCATCGGCTTTCAATACTGTTGTTCTAGCATCACCAGTAGCAGATGGTTTTGTAACTTCAAAACCTCTAGATCCTAATTGGTTTGCTAGTCCTGATGGGTCATCTGGTTTTTCAATCTTTATACCATCTTCAGAGCTGGTTATCTTTCCGGTTATCTTTCTTATACCATTTAACTCATTCGTAAAAGTATTAATACTGTTTTCGTATGTATGAGTTATGGTGTTGACCTTTGTGCTTATATCCTTATACTCATCAGCAACTTTCTCCAATTTCTCAATTTTTGATAGTTGTTGTTCATATAAAGTGTTGTTGGATATAACCTTATTCTCTAAGTTTATAATGGTGTTATATTGGTTATTATGAAAGTCATCAAGCTCCGGATTACCAACTACCTCAGTGTTATCATCATATTTGGTGTATAGACGTTTCCAAATATATGTAGACACTTTTAATACTGGTATGGTATTGTCTATCCATTCACCACCCTCAACCGTGATATTGCTAGTAGATAAATAATATTGATAAACCTGCTTGGTGATAGACCGTCCATTTTTACCAATCGAACCATCTTTCACTACAAGATACTTTGTTATTTTTGATTCATTATCATAAGTATCAATAATCTTAGTCCAAATATAGTTTGAGCCATTTGATTCGGGTCTTGTTTCCAACCATTCACCACTTGGAACTTCGGTCCCATTTTGACTGACTTGATACAAGTATTCAGTTTTTATAATTTTTGGAATAACAACCGTCGGTGATTTAGCTATATTGTATGACTTTACTTCTGAACCATCTGAGTAATATTCTATTCTTCTAGTCCATTGATATTGCCCGCTAGATAATACAGGAAGATGATTTATATCATACCATTCATTATCTAAAGGCGGATTATTTGGGTCATCATTAATAGCATAATCTATCTTATCCGGTTTTATCTTCATCAATGTTATTTTTTTAATTTCATTGACGATGTTTTGTATATCATTACTAGGTTTCGGTTTTAATAGCGAATAGTTACTTATTGTGCATTCATCGTCATACGAGTTTGTATAATGATTTATTACTTCAGTAACCCTAGCGGTCAAATATATAGCATCTTTCTTATTTCGGTCAACCAATTGAATATAATCGCCGAGTTGTGCATTCATATCAATAACTTTCGCCTGATATGATAGTTGAATAGTACTATTTTCTTTTAAGTTAGCAAGACCTTCTTCAAATAATGCTTCTGGGTTATCGCTATTGCCGGTTAGTTCTGAATATATATATCCATCAAACTCCGTAATCGAATCATTTATTGGTCGTAATCGAGACCACAATTTATTGGCAGTTCTTGCATATATGTACTGGTCGCCCTTTTTTGTAAAGAAATCACCATCATCATACACAATTGGTTCAATGTTTATATCACCATTAATTGGTCGTATTGCAGTATATAAATTTTTAATAGATTTATTGACAGTTGTTGATATCAAATCTATATCGTTTATATATCGTTTAGAAATATGTTTATTTTTAGTAATACTATTAACAATATGAACCGTCTTAGCTATTACTTTTAGACCGTCAAATTTAATATCAAAATACATTTCAACATTATAACTTGCACATATATCCTGTAGTCTTTTGAGTACTGTATCTGTTCCAGAATATTCTACAATTTTAGCCTCACGAGTTAAATCTCGAGCACCTAGGTTATCATTATGAATCTCATAACTCCAACCGGTTCCGTATACTGCTGATTTTACGACATCTTCAATTTTAGTTGAATGCCCTTTACTGTCCCATCCACCAACTAAATGATTCAAAAGATCTAAACCACAATCTTCGGTTTCAATTGTTAGTTCATCTTCACCATCTATGGACATTATAGTATACATTCGAACTATATCATACTTGTCTTTAAATACAATATAATTTCCTGGTTGAAAATATATTGATTCTTTAGAAGATGAATCGATAGAGAAAGTGTAGGATCCAACAACACATCCTGATACTAATGTTATTTTCTGTCCGCCACTTCCACTATCGTCAAACCAAAAACTGTTATTTGTATCAGTAGATACAGATTGAACAGCTTTCATGCTTCTATCTAATACAAATAAGTTCATGGTATTTACTTCCACCTTTCTCTATATTTTACTTCAACATCCGGGGTAGGAGCCCATGCGGATGTTAATATTCGTAATGTATGTGTTCCTCTTTCCAGAATCAATGGTTGAGATCCTATGTCAACATTATCCCAATTTTGGTCACCATTAATTAAGCAAGTGTTATCTGTTGAATTTATACGAACTAAATCGCCCTCATTTAATGAATTTTTTATTATTTGATTTTGATTTGTCGTATTATACATTACTAATTTTGCTTCATATATTCCGTTATACCACATTACCGGGTATTGTTTGTGATATCTAAATATTGAAAAAGTTGCCGAGCGTAAGTTAGTATCCTTATTTTCTATAGTATAAGTTTTACTAAATGGTTCTGTATAAGTACCATATCCACTTACTAGCATTGACATTGTGATTGTATAACCACGTTTTTCAATATTTATCATATTTCCCCAGCTTCCGCTTATTACACCTAATGCTGGCATAGTGAAAATATCTCTACTGCGGCCCTCATTATAATGAACGATTCCTTGTATTAATCCCGAACCACAGCAATTCTTTTCAATGGAAAAGCTAAATATTGTAGCGCCATTTGGTCCACATAAATTCATACTTTGATGTCCTACCTGAAGAACATCATTATACACGAAGTCTACACGGTATGAAAATTTCCAATCAACAGGGTATAACCCAGAAGAATTTGCATGTATGGTTTTTGTTAATGTCGGACCATACCATTTAAATTTTCTACTGTTAAAAGCATCAGAATTGTCAACCACTGGTTCACTTCCGTAATCAGCACAATATGCTAATTTTTGCCCTTTTTCGTCCCATAAAACCAAGTCTCCTTGTTTTGATGGAGTATCACACCAGTTCCAATGGTATCTATCATCCACAGAATATCCCGTGTTATGAGCCCATGTGTTTATCATCGTTGGCGCATAATCATCGAATAAAGTTTCTGAATCTTTTGAATTTTCTTTATTCGGAGCATTTGTTTCAGGGTCACCCAACTGGTAATATTGTTTGTTGTCGCCATCCAGTACAAAACCAAGATAAGCACTATCTTTCTTAATTTTAGCAGTAATATTTAAAGGGGTAGGTGCGGTTCCATTGTTGACTAATGTTATAGTATCTCTATCATTATTGGTCGCAGAATTTTCGAAGGTACTGTATTTGTATGGATCGTCACATTGAAATTCAAATGAGCCAGATAAATGATAACCATAACCGCCACTATTGTCATCCTGATCTAGTGTCACATTACCAACAGTGCCAATCATGTATTTATTCGGTTCATCATGAAATGATAATTTACCCTCTTCAATATCTAGTACACCACGTAATTTATCTGAAGCTTCTTCCAGTTCAGACTTTGTGTTAGCAAATAACCCAAATGAAATAGTTAATGTTACTACGTCCATTCTTTTATAACGATAGAAAGCACCGTCACGTCTACCAACTTCTTTATTGGTGATGTTAGTGGTTCTAGAATTTCTTCCAGACACCGAATTGGTACGATAACCGGGTACAGCTTCAGTTAGCCATACCCCGTTAATCATTACCTCTGAATCCGTCTTTGGAAGACTAGAAATATACTCTTTATTGAACATTACTTCTTACCTCCAAACCTTCCATTTTGACGATCTATGTTGTCAATTTCTTTCTTAGTATACTTAGCAGTACCACGAGCGATCTCTCTACCGTCAAGATAGATAGGTGTCTCAACGTTAGCCTCAAGCTTCTGGTCATTGATAGCACCCTTAAGATCTCCAATAGCAGCGTTTGTCTCGTTGATAATATCACGCATGTTCTCAACTTGTAATCTATTTCTAGATACGTCAACTGCTAACTCCATAGATCTCTGACCGAATAGGTTGCCCATAGTAGCATCAGCTAGTTGTAGGTTATTGAAATCTACATATGGAGAATATCCAACACTATCGCCACTCAGGATTCCACCTAGTTGATCCATGAAACTAGAACCCATACTTACTGCAGAACGATTAACCATATCCATATTGTTATCAATACCGTTAACGAAACCTTCTACTGAGAATATACCAAGTTTCATCATCTCTACGGATGGTGAGTTAATGCCTAAGAAATCCTTAATACCATCTAGTAAACTACCACCTAGACTCACCGCAGTATCCCAGATCTTTCCGGCCATACTGCCAATACCGTCGATGAGACCTTGTACAGCGTTAACACCAATATCCCATAAGCTTCCTAAGCCATCTTTAATGGCATTGAAAGCACCGGTTCCAAGAGCGACCATGCCATCCCATAGAGCTCCAGCCATACTAGCAACACCATTGATAAGACCTTCGATTAGGAACTCACCAACTTCAGCCATAAGAGTCGATGGGGAATGAATACCGAAGAATTCACAAATTGCATCAAATGCCATCTTACATAGATCTACAATACCATCGATTGCACGGCCTAGCAATGGTCCAAGAGCCATTATTAACTGATATATAACTTCAGCTAATGCATCAGCCCATAGCGGAATATATGTAACAAGACCCCATAAGATCATTGTTATACCATCTCCGATAAGTACTATTAGAGCTGGAATAACTTGTAGCAGTCCAATACAAATAGCCATTACGATCTTTACAAGACCATCTACTAGTTCTGTTACCGAGCCAGCAAGATATTGGATAAATAACTTCAACGCAATAGCTAACTGAACCGCAACCACTGGAATAAACATAATAAATACGTCTAATATAGCAGCAACAGCAGCGACAATAGCAACAGAACCACCTGCTAATGCGCCAGCAAGAGTTGCAATACCTATACCTGTCAATATTGCGGCAGTACCAACCATAAGCATGATTGTAGCTAAAGACCACATCATAGGTAGAACAGGAGTTAGTAATAACGCTGCAAATGCGAATGCACCAATTGCAATACCCATATTAACAATAGCTGCAATAATAAGATCCATTGGAATAGCGCCCATAGCTAGTAATGCTGGTGTTAACATTAGAAGTGCAATTGAGAATAAGATCAATGCTCCTGAGACCGCAAACATCGAAGCCTTTAAACCACTCATGGATGCAACCATGACACCAAATATAGCCATAACACTTGCTACGGCGAATAATGCTCTACCAATAGAGTCTAAGTCCATAGAACCTAATATCTTCAAGGCAATTGCTAATGGAATCATTGCCATAGCCATAACTAATATGGATCCAGCTCCACCATTCTTACCTTTAAGATTTGACATTATTAATATAGCGGATACCATGATAGCCATAGCTCCAACCATAGCCGTTAATGCCTTACCTATTTGCTCCCAGCCCATGGAACCTAATATCTTAAGCGCTATAGCCATAGGAATCATAGCGAATGCAATCTTGGAAATAGCGGAGGTTCCATTCTTAGTACTCTTAAGACCTTCCATCGAATGAATAATAATCATCATGATAAGAAGCGAAGAACCCATAGCGGTTAATCCCTTACCAATTTGTTCCCATTCCATAGAACCGATAATCTTAAATACAATAGCCAATGTCAACATAGCCTTAGCAATATTCTTCATTTGTTTGATAGAACCGCTAATTCTAACACCCTTAAGCTTCTTCAAGAATACTAACATCATAGTTAATGAAGCACCTAGAGCTGCTACTGCTGCCAGTAATCTCTCTGGTTTTGTAGTAGCCATTAAGCTTAACGATGCAGATATAATAGCCATAGCAATGGAGACTTTTAGTAAAGAGTCAATTGTTTTGCTAAATGGATTAGCAGTATTGCCAAGTTTCTTCATGGCACGGAACATAATTTCTATAGTAGCAGCAAAAGCAGCCAATGCAGCAACTAGATTCTCGACTTTAACAAGAGATAATAAGAATAAAGAAGCAGCTATTAAGGCAATTGATTTAGCAATCTTCATCAACATATCAGGTGGAGTGTCTTTTTGGAATGCTGTAATTGCTGCTTTTAGCTTGTCGAAGATATCACCAACATGACTAAAGAAAGTCTTAATACCTTCCATAAATCGTAGTTCTTTAATCGCTTTGAAGTATTCGAATAACTTCTTAACAAGTAAAATAATACCACCAGAAGCTAATAGTGTTCCAAAGCTTGATAACTTGTCTAAGAAAGTACTTCCTTCTGGACTAAGTTTGAGCTTCTCTAAGCCATCTTTAATAAATTCTTTAATGTAGCCATATACCATTTTGATTCCAGCCCATAAGTTCTTGAATGCATTAATGATGAAATCAATTGGTTTGAACTTATCGAAGAATTTACCAACGGCGTCAGCTAAATCTTTAAATAAATTGACAATACCTTGCAACCAATCAGGCCATCCATCCATTAATACTATCTTAGTATATAACTTTTCAATCCACTTATGCAGTGTCTCAAATATATCAGGCAAGCCCTTTAAATCGGTCTTGAATATGTTATTAAGGAATGTTGTAATACCAGGCAATATAGCATTAACTAGACGTTTGCCTAGGGTTAACAGTATCTTAAATACTCTACCCAAATCAATACCAACATCAACCATCTTCTTAAAGAATGATTTAGTGAATTCAATGTCTTTAGTTCCAGAAGAGAACGTCGAAACAAGACTATTGAACGACTTCCAAATAGTATCGAATATCTCTTGAATAGTCTTACCAGAACCGGATAATGTTCTTAATAAACCTTCTGAAATTCCATCGGTTATGACATTAATATATGTTAGTAAAGACTTAATAAATCTCTCAATTACACCAAACGTCTTGAAGAATGCGTCTACAATATCGAATCCGTCCAACATACCTTTAACGAATGTTGAAATAGAATCAGTGATATTATAGAAAATATCGATACTCTTTAGAATAATCTCATTTAGAGTCTTCATCAGATATCCGAGTCGAGCAGTTACACCCTCACTAGGAGCTAATGATTCAGCAAACTCTTTAAAGCCTTTTGTTAATGCGATTAGTTTATCGGCATCTATCTCAGGCATTACATTTTCTAGAGATTTCTTAAATATATCGATATAAGTGGTTATAGCATCCCAGCTAGCAGCAATACCAGCAAATAGGTCTGTTCGTCCACCAGCATCATGCCATAGCTTTAATATCTCATTACGAGCTTCAGCAGAGGCATTAAATACATCTAATAATACCTCACAGAACTCTGTCCAAGTAGCAGTAGCTTCGTCTTTATTACCGAAAATATACTCAAAGGAGTTCATCCAGCTAGTGGAAATAGCATCCTTGGTAGCATCAATAGCATCACTTAAAGACTTTGCTTCCTGGGAGGCTCTAAATGCTTGCTCACCAAGTGTGCCTAATTCAATACCATATTTTTCGGCAAAGGCAATAGCTTCAGCGGTATACTCACCATTTTCTTTTCTGAGTTTACTCATGATAGAAGTAATGGTTAAACCTGTTTCTTTCGAAACTCCTTGAATCTTAGTAAAGAATGCATTATAATCTGTTAATGTTGCCATTAATACATCTTTATCAAACCATTTGTCTTGTAGAGTACTTGCGAAATTACCAACCTGGACTTGACCTTGTTGGATTTTACCCATGGCTTCAGCTTTAGCAATAGCAAATTCCTTAAATGCTTTAGTACCCATACCAGCGTTTTCAATGGAACGCCAGTCCATAAGGTTAACATAACCTAAACCCATTGACTGAGAAAGGTTATACATTGCTCTAGCGGCAGTGGCTGGATTCTGACCAGACATACCCGCCCATGATGCAATACCTTCCATCGCAGATACGGCTTCTTTTAGGTCTACACCAACGGCAGTAAACTTACCAATATTTTGAGTCATATCAGTGAAACTATATGAGGTTTCATCAGTAAATTGGTTCAAGTCAGATAATGCTTCATTTACTTCTTCAACACTCTTACCAGTAGCAGACATGATAGTTTGTACTGATCTTTGCTTATCATTATACTTAGCCCAACCAGAGTTAACCTGATCTAAAGTCATTGAACTAGCAAACTGTACACCTTGTCTTGCTACACTTAAAATCTTGTCTTCGATCATCGATAAGGCTTTAACGCCCATCATACCGAATACTGAGAATTTATCAACAATAGTATCTAAGGCATTTTGCATACCAGAGAAGTCTAATTTGTTAATAGCATTTGTTACCATTTGGAAACCATTAGTGGCATTTTGGAACTTCATGCCATTATCTAGTTTAGTAACGGCCTTTAATGACGAATCAACACCATCCAGAAATTGTTTATTGTCCATCGACATCTCGACGACACGTTCATCAATCATTTTCTCACCATCACTTTCCAAATATCATTTGCAATACCGTCAAATATAGGTTTCAATGACGGATTGATAAAGTCAATACCTTGAACATAACCACCGTTTCTAGTGCCATGCCCGTATTGAAGTAAAATAACAAGCGGTGTTTTTCCGTCGCCTGCCATCTTATCGTTTGTATATATAATTTTCGTGTTACCTCTAGTACGTCGAATAGAATAGCTCCAATTAGCAGCCGTTTCTCCAGTATCTTTAGGCGTTGCTTTTTTCAAAGCAGCTAATCCTTCTTCGGCGTATCTAGCGATAATATCTCTATGAAAATTGTCTTGTTTCATTGTGGTTAAGAACTTTTTCGTTCTCTTTAATCCACCTTTATTTCGAATGCGGATACCCATATTTATTTACGCCTCATTTGATTCAACTTACGATGGTAGTCCATAACCTCCCTCTGTGACATCTTCTCAGGAGTTCGATTATTTTCCTCGCAGCATCGTATTACAGTAAGCAATCTGTTTAAATTCCAGTGCTCACACTCTATTGGAATATTTAACGAAAACATAAAGCTGTATATTAGCTCTGATGTTATGAATTGAGCATTTCTAGCAACATGGTTCTTTGATGTACCACGTCGATTAGAGAATGTTGTAGCAGTCATAGGATCCTCAACATACTTTTTAATTTCGTTAAACATTTCACCAGTTATAAATGAGTATGTATCATCAGGGATCTCGTCACGGTTTATGGTCATACATTTGATGTAATCTAATATCTGTACGCCGGTTTTACTTCCAACCTTACCATCCTCTATAAACGGTACCTTCCATTTTGATTCCCATAATGATAGGGAGTAGAGAGAATGCTCAAGTTTAATTGTCCGCTCTTCTGTATATATGAATAGATTTCTACTTTCATCGTATTGTTCGCTTTTCGGAATTACAAGCTCAAGCATTCTCGTTTCCCTCCTTATTAAGACTTAGGTGCTCTCTTTTCTAATTCTTCCTCTACTTTTTCGGCAATATCTTTAGGCATAATTCCTTTGAAGAATGAAATAGCAGCATCTGTGTCTGTCATAATCTCCATGAATAACGCCTCATAAGCAGGTGAATCATAGAAATCATACCAAATTTCGTCAGACTTTCTGAAGTGAAGACCATCCTCACTCTTAACGCCGTAAGAGCACTTGAGTAGGTCTTCGAATAACGTGTATAGCCCAGCCTTATCATCATTCATTGCCATATTACGGACGCGTTGTTCGAAATTCTGTCCGTACTTAGCAGTTAACTTTGTTAGCTCGTCCTTTCGTAAATTGAAATAGAACTCCTGCTCACGTTCGTTATCATTAAAGTCTTTAAATTTAATCTTCTTAATGTACATAATCTAATCTCCTTCTATACTAGTTAAATTACTTAAGCATTGCGATTACTTCTTCTGGTTTTGGTAACTTAGCCTTAGCTTCTGTTGAACCGTAAAGAATCTTCTCTAATGCCTTGAGCTTTGTAGCATCAGCCTTAGTTGAGTCGATTGCGATGTGTGCAACTGGCTTCATGTCTGCTACTACGATTGGTGTTGTTGTGATTTCCCAAGATAGTGTCTGTGCATCTGGGTTCTCATTGATTGTCTGGTAGTCACGCTGAGCTGGTTGAGCCATAGCATTCCATACAAGGTGTAACTTGTAACCGTAGTCTTGGTTCTTAACATCGTTACCGATTAATGTACGGTAGCATAGACCGAACTTGGAACGAGCCTGACCAGAAACCATTACACCCTTAGCTGGTTCTAATGTTCCGTCACAAGCATCGAATTCTGCAGGTGAAGAATATGCTTCGATTGTAACACCGAATTCCTCAGCAGAATATAAGCTTAAATACTTAATGTTGTCAGCATACTTCTTTTGTTCTTGTGCACCAGATGCCTTGTTTGAAATCTTAGTAACACCGTTCCAAGCAACACCAAGTGAGTAGTCGTTTGTTGCTAATTGATATGGATATAAAGCTACGTGGTCGATACCTGTTTCAAACAGACGCTGACCTTCTTCATCCCATACTAATGGTTTATTCGCTGCCATTATTTTCTGTCCTCCTAATAATGAACTATATATGTTTCGTGATATAAATTATCAGCTACGTAAGCTCGGTCGAAAGAGACTCCATACTTCGAAAACTTTTGTAAAATATCAAGACCGACATTAACGTCATCGGGATTGGTCGTGATATACGTTACACTATAAGAGTTGTTGTTGAAATATGTTAGATTGTCTGCTTTCTTGAGATTACGTCGCTGTAACTTATAGATAATACAAGGATACTTCATGCCAGTGTTTGGCGGTTTCGAAAAATAACAATGTGTATTATCAACGTTATTATTCTCTAAAATATCCTGTAGTAAAATGTGAAAATTAATTCGGTCTTGGGCCATTATAGACACCTCCTAAACTAATAACCAATCTAGGAAACTCAACCGAAATATCACTAATCTTCCAGCATGAGCCGAAATAAGTAAGGTATCTGAGTTTGTCTAAATGATCTCGTAAATATGGATTCATAACAACTGAGATTTTCGCCGAAAGGTTAACGTTATCATTAATATCCTGAGTAGTATTTCTACGAACTCGAACATCGATAATATCACCAACATATGGCTTCTCAGATATATCATCTTCCCATACTCCCGGCGCCTTTTCTTCATTAATTGCGAATCCTATAACTCCTGCCCATTTATTCATTCTCAGATACCTCCATTAGTTTTTATCCACCGATGCCAGGTGTAACGGCTGGCTTCTTATATGTGCCTGTGATTCCACCAGCTTCATCAGTTCTTGTAACCTTTTCTTCACTGAAAGCGATTGCAGAGAATGGCTTCTGTAGCGCACCAGAGCAACGTGTTTCAAGTAAGTACTTCTGCTGGTTGTAGTCGATATCGAAGTCTTCGAACATGGAAACTTCTCCACCCTTATCAGCGCCGAATGTGTAGTCATTTAGGTTAACAGCGATTGCTAAGTTCTTACCTAAGATTTCTGTAGGCATCTTAACAACTTCACCAACCATTAATGCTGTAGCAAGTTCATTTGCTGTCTTGTATAGACGGTGACCGTCCTTATCCTTTTGTAGCATTAAGCGTGTGAATAAGTCCTGACGCATGAACATTGTTGGGTTACCAGAACCACGGTATTCGTCCATAGCGATTACAAATTCATCAACGAACTTCTCAGCGATTAAGCCGATGTTAGCTGCTGTTAATTGCTTCTTGATTGTGAATAAGTCAGCGTCAGAAGCGATTGGACGGATATGATCTTCAGCGATCTTGTCATCAGATGAAGCAAGACGTCCGTCACCAACTAAGGCAGCACGAGCGATTTCCTCATCCATCATTAATCTCATTTCACCCTTTGTGAATGCGATTACGTCCATCTCTGTAACGTCTAAAATATCGTCACGGTTGAACTTCTGCTTCTTGTAAACTGTTGTAGGAGTTGTAACTCTCTTTAATAGTGAGAATACTTCGTCCTTCTTTAACTTACCCTTAATGTAACCCTTTGCACGAGCATCATCTTCTGTGATGTTAGCAAATACGGAACGGATACGGCTGAATGGTGTATGGCGTGTTCCAGACATAAACTTACCAACCCATTCTGTTTGACGCTTAATAAATTCTGGTGAATTTGTTAATGTCTTAGCATCTGGGAATAATAAGCTTAAGTTTTCAATACCGTATTGTTCAGCGTGTGCTAATACAGAATCACGTAATGAGCCATAACGCTTAATATCACTTACTGCTTCCTGAGTGATTGTGTCGGCATAGCCCTTAATTTCAGCATGGCTTAATACATCATCGCCATATGTTTCTGTTGAACTGTCGAATAAATTGTGCTTCATGTCTTCTTCGTCCTCTTCTTCCTCTTCGGCTCCGCCGTTCTTAGCATCTTCTAATGCTTTTGCAACCATGAAATTTAGTAACTCTTTTTGGTCATCATTTAGAGTATCGTAAACTTCTTTTACTGTTTTACCAGCAGCTTCTTTCTTTTTGTCTTCCACGTTTTCTTCTCCTTTGGCCTCTTCTTCGGCATGTGTTAAACTGGATTCTTCTTTTGTTTCAGCAGGAACTTCGTATTCAACCTCTGAATGCGAAATACTGTCATCATCGACGAATGAAATATAAGCTTCGTCTACGACTTCTTCATAACTTCCATCTGAGTGTTGTAGGGAGACATTATCAATGTATGCTCCTTTATTAGCCCCAGCTAAAACCAAACTTACTTCTTTGATATCTCCGTGTAATACATTTCGACTTGGGTCTTGTTTTAGACCAGTTGCGAAAATGGATAACGCTGTGATATCACCATTGTGAACTAATTCTTTGGCGGTCTGACCAACTTCGGTCTTGTTAAATACACCATAAGTATAAACTCCACCCGGTCTGTTTTGAAGTAATGCATGACCAACAACATTATTTGGATCATTGTGTTGATGATTCCATACTAATGGGACAATCATGCCATCGTTTTTAATAAACGCGTCCTTTTTAATGGTACGGCCATCACTACATAGAATATCATTTCTAGTAGCCCAACCGCTAAAATCGTATTTCATTTAGTTGCCTCCCATTTTGATTTAGAGTAATCCGCTACCGCTTGGGGTACGGAAGTGTATACCAGCGGCTTGTGTGCGTAATGCTTTTTTGGACACAGCATCTAATAGAAGATTACCAGCAACCATTGCTCCAACAAGTGCCGCAGCTCGTTTAACTTCTCGAGAATTCTTCTGTTTAACATATGAATCACCATATTTCTTCTTCATATAGTTAGCTGCTTGCTCTCTTGCTTTAGCAGATGCCTCCTTGTGTTGCTGATTAATTTGGTATTTCTTAAAACCGTAACCGATTAAATCATTAACACCACGAACATTTCGATTGTTATTCTTGGCATTAAGTTTATCTAATCGCTGATGCTCTCTTTGTTTTGCCTTCTCATAGTAAGCATCTTCTTCTCTGATTTTACGACTTAATTCTTTATGTTCTTGAATCTTTCTTTGACCCCATTTCATGCCTGGGATGCCAAAGTGTGCGA